CTCCTTACTTGGTCCCATAATGAAGAGGTATTAATTCTTCACTATGATCCAAGGCCCTCTCGTCCGCACAGTCAGTGCGGCGAGACCCACCTTAGTTTGGTGTAGACGACTAAGGGACGTCCATAACGTTCCAAGTGCCTAGCATCAAGGTAAGGATCGCTCCCTCGCTTGAGTAGGAACTTCATCAAGGCAGGATACCCATCAAGTGGGTCACTCCTGATCTTGGAGGATACAACGTTGCCTTTTACAAGCCAACGATGTAAATCCTTGTCCCAAGACTGGACTTCATACATTGTTATGTATGAATGCCAACCTAAGACGGAAGAGTTTTCACTCGAATGCGGAACGGTTGCTAATCGTTCTACATAGGAGCGCAAGTAAGAGCACGCAGTCCAGTAACCAGCTTTGTAAAGCTGGTTAGCTAAACTAACGGCACTGACAAGCTCTTCGGTGTCACGGTGTGACTTAGGAAGCAGACGACGAGCGTAAACCGGAGTTACCGGCACGCCGTTGAAAGCGTCCAGCCCGCATGACTCTCGGAACTTTCCAGATCCGAAAGACTTACGGACGTTTACTCGAAGGTTAAACCATTCGAGCTCACGGGTCACATCTTGCACATATTCTACGGGAACAATGATATCGTCACCGTAGACACGCACACCCGATGCAGCTCTTAAAAGGCTGCTACGGGTTAACCGGCGTCGTCCCGCTCTGTGTATTGCCGAAACAACGATGGTGTAAAACACCATTGCTTCGATTGGGAAACACATTGCGGAACCCATAGACGCGAACCTAGACAAGGTATGAATACCATGTCCGGGAACGTCCGCCCTAAGGCTACGTGTAGCGAATACAAGATCACGAAAGTGAGGTTGTACAGCTAACATTTCGCCTACAAGGCGGGCTGAAACGCGGTCTGAGGCATCTTTCAAGTCGATCGTCGCATGACGACCGTCTTTCGAGGACCTCAGTGCCATCATCTGGTTTACGGTTTGATCCGTAAAATTGATCTTCCCCTTAGAAAGAGGATAGTTCTCCAGACGATCTACCAGAATCTCCATCAAGGCCTGCTGCGTGTACATCATGCATGCAGGTTCTATGGCAATGATTCTGGGGCCTTTCAGCGTTTTAGGAACTGCAACAACCCGAACGGGCTGTTCATGTTCCGGGTCGACTAATTGGATCTCACTTAGTTCTTCTTGCCACCCAGAGTTTGGGAGCAAAAAGTCAGAAGCTGAGAACCAATGATCCAGCCTCTTGTGCCATCTTTGCTGAGCGTACCTTCTGTTTGCAGAAAGTCGCTCAGCAGTGGCTCCAGGACCGTGTCGAGGCACAACTCTGTCAGTGTCGACTCTAAAAGAGTCAGCACTAAAGAGTTCGCCCCAAAGGATTCTTGATACACTTCTAAAGTGCTCAAGTTCCAGAGGGACGACAGTGTCTCTGTCTTCTTCCCGTTCAGAACGAACATGAAGTCGACATAGCTGACCAGAGTTCGCGGAAGAAATGGATATCTCTCCGCTATCTGACCCAGCAAGACCGGGGACTCGAGTATGCCCGTTAGCGTCTGGAGTATAACTCCAGCAAGCTGCGAGGCTCTCCTCGAAGTCTCGGACGGATCCGTCAGTCTCGATGAAAGATTCATAACTTCTCCTAACTCGTTCAATTGAACAATCCAGGAGAAGCTTCTTGTTGAGCAAGCAGATCTGACGAACTGCATGAACAGCAAGGGGTGAAGCCTCATCGAGGACGTCGCCAGTACTAGCGTCAAACACTTGACTGAGCAAACCTCGTAAGAATACGGGGAGAGCTCCTCTTTTATGGAAACCCATAAAAAGAGATGAGTCAACTCTGCCTCTTTCAAGACCACTTTCGAAGTCTTGACAAAAGGCAGGTAGGGTTATCGTAAGAAACGAAAACCCCTCATGTTTGACACGTCTCGAGATCGTTTCAAGATCTCGGGTGGTGCTAGTGCTACACCATGTGCTTGCATCTGCAAGCACACACTCAAGTAATCGCATCTGGCTTTTCATGCTGGGCTCCTGGTTAAACAGGGGTTCAAGCATCCATAGCCATGAGCGACCTCAAAGAGTGTGTATCACTGTGCGACCGGCAGGATTCCCACAAGGGAGAATGCGGCAAGAAGCACAATGATGACCACGAGTACCCGATTGAAAGCAGCGTCCATACTATATCACCTCCTTTCGGAGTAGATTTTAGTTAGGACTCGCCTCCAAGGATACTCGTTACCTTGGCACCCGTGGAAGCAGTGAGATAGGCAGTCAGCCCATCCACCACTTGCTTTTGCTCGGCAATGGTCAGCCCAGTGATGGGATGATCAATGACGAGATAAGCCGACATCGAAACCTTTTGGTTTTGAGTCGGAACCAGGGGGTCGGCCACGATCTTGGAGAAATCCAAGCGCGCGGTACGACGCGTCCGCTTCCCATAATTATGGGAAACAGACAGCTTAACAGTCCCGTCGTCTTTTTGGTACGACGAGGTGTTAACGCCTCGGCTAACAGCCGGCAGCGAATTCGCTACCGAGTTGATGGTCACTGATTGAGGGTCTGCCAGCATGGCACGATTCCTTGATTAGAAATACACACACAGAGGACATCTCTGAGCGGTTTCACGTCACTTTGCTAATGCCAAGTGCCGCGAGAATGGACAACTGCTTGAGGCTAAAACCTCCAGGCAGAAGTCCAAAACCGTAAGGGGTAGCGGCCTGGCGCTGCTTAGTCTCGCTATTGCGAGTATAAGTAACGCTATAGGGACCGTCCGAAAATCGGCCGGTCACTGTTTCTTTGGTCTGTGTCAATTGATGGCACATAACAAAGGCGTAGTCCGCCGTGAGGTTGTCGACTGGATCATTGAGTAAGTTGTCAATGATAGGTCCTACAGGTAGGACCCAGTCAACAAGCCACGACCATGGAATTAACTGATACAAAGTGTGAAGATCAGTGAAGTCCACGCCAAAGAGAATCCGGTTCAGTTGCTGTCTTCGCCTAATATCAAGCGGAGAGAAACCATAATGGTCCTTTCCGATGAAATAGGTAAAACGGCCGCTAAACCAGTACTCAGCTGACGTAGTCGTCACTGTCACCTTTTGTTCAGGTTCCAGGTACATGGAGGTATGCAACGAAGGCCAACTAAATCCACCACCAGTGGCGGAAGTAGTAGCAGACGCTGTAGTACCCCCTGTCTTGCTAATCTTAGCCCCTCGTCGCACAGATCGACCGTTGTCACGGGCGAGCTGTTGGATATTTTTATCGATATCCTTGATCTGTTGGAGAAGATCCTTCAGATCTTTGATGAAGGGCCGCCATCCGAATTCCCAAGCGATATAGGCTTTGGAACCTGCTTTGGGAGCATCATGAAGAAGCTCTTGAAACAGGTGCCTCATTTCCAATATACGTTTAGGAGAGAATGGCACATCGTGTAACTCACCTATAAACTGACCCATACCGGCTTGTGGTTTCGTTGGCTTAGCCCGATTCCACCCGACGGTACCAGCTGCATCCATAGTGAACGTGTTCACCAATGAAGGCAGTGTTTGGGTAGTTAGCAACTTAGGCGACGATTGAGTGGCTAAGTAGCCATCATATCTCTCGACTAATGTTGCACCTTGATATCTTTCTGGTTTGCACCAGCGAGAATCAAGGCGATCCTCAACACGTTGGACGGCAAAGAAGCCGCCCGTCATGTTCCGGTGGCCGAAAAGCTTCCGGTAGTGGGGGTCCTTCCGCATCATGCGGCGGTGCGCCCACCAAGCAGAATCGAAGGTAGTTACACGTTCGACTGAACCAGACACAGCAAAGTGATTGACATTCGATACCAGAGGTCCGGTCGAAGACCAGACTTTACGGTTACCGAAATAGTTCAAAGCTCTGCTTGAACGTGTCTTTACAGTCATAGCAAGACTCCCTTACAGAGAAAGAGTGGACAAGAGGTTGATTCCCCAAGTTCCGGCTCTCTGACGAGAGCTGAGATCAGAAGGTAGCAAACCCTCTGTCTCCGCTACTTTGTAGCGGGTGTATGCACTTAAGCATTGGGCCCAGCTTTACG